TAATTTTAAATCAACTAGTCCAGACGGTCTTGCTGCTCTTGCTGCACTAGGGTTTGATACTTCGATCCTGACAATAGAAATAGAAGTACCATGCGATCGCCTACCTACCAAGGCTGATATTACCAACGTATTCAATCAGATCGCACAGATCCCCGCAAAACTTAAACAGCAGCTGATCGAGCGAGCTGAAGAGTTAGCGGAAGATGTCGTCGAGCAAGTAAATGCTTTGATAAAAGACATCGAAGACTTGATGGATATGTTTGCCGAAGTATTGTCGCCATACTGGGAAAAGGGTAAGATCCGCAATTGGCAGAAGGAAGCTAAGGATTGTTGGGATGAGTTGATACAAGACTTCCATATCTTTATTCCTGTTAAAATGCTTGAAATGATTAGCAAGCTAATCCCAATCGACTTCAATATTGTTGTCCTTGGCATTGAAATAAACGTTCTTAAAATATTCACGGAAGAAGAACAGCAGCGAATTAAAACCCAGATTATAGAAAAGATCCCTGAGTTACCCGAGCCATTTACAGATCTATTTAATGGCAGGTGGCAAACTAAATGTGATGAGTGGAGAGCCAAATACACTTGGCAGTATATCAAGAACGAGATCATGGAGTGGTGTACTAATGCTTTGTGGAAGGCATTTGAGAAACTGATCGATAAGTTCAAGGAGATATGGGAAGCGTTAGGGCTGCCCGACCTACCTGCGTTACTAGATTTCGATCTGGAAGAATTTATCCAGATGCAGATAGAAAGACTGGAACAGGAGGCGCGAGACTTCATTCAAGACCTTGAGAATCAACTCAATGAGCTCGTGGAGCAGGTCGAAGGAGAGATCGAAGATTTTGAAGCTAAAGTAAAACAGCTGGAGGAAGATATAAAGAACTTCAGTATAACTGGCTACATCATTGGTGAGCTCGAACAGGTNGAGATCTTNGGCAAGAAACTTATTGATATAATAGGTGGTCCGATTGACGAAAATGTCTTAAACGGCGAGGAACGAATTGCTGATCTAATGAGACAGGCTAAAGAGTGGTTTGCTCAGTGGCAGAAAGAGTTGATCAATGCGTGGATTAGAAAGATCAAGAAGTTTTTAGAGAAGATTGGTTTGGACAAACTGCTGGCGTTATTAGATCTCGATTTTTGCGAGGTATTAAAACTGCTAGGGATACCAACCACCTTCACTTTATCAGTATAAATAAAGAAAAAAGAGTTTAACACGATTATGGCAAAAGCATTTTCTATAGAAGATGGTAACTTGTTGAACAAGCCAATCACCGCCAGTAAGTCAAGAACTTACAAGGACGTTGATTGCTCGTTCGAAAAGAGACCTTCAGGTGACGTTTACAAGAAGACGGACGCAGCTGCGGTTAAGCAGGCTGTGCGTAACCTGTTGCTCACTAATAGAGGTGAAAAGCCGTTTCAGCCATACTTTGGTTCTCGATTACAGCGACTGATCTTCTCTCTGGATACGGAGACCGATGAAAGTGATGTGGAGCAAGTGGTACGTGAAGCGATCGGTAACTATGAGCCAAGAGCAAGAGTGTTAGACGTTACAGCTAAATTTTCACCAGATTATAATTCTGCCAATGTTACTGTCAATTTCAGGGTTGTTAATACACTCGAAGACGTTTCAGTGACAGTAACTATTGCGAGGATACGATAAATGTCAATTTCAACATCTGATTTAGATTTTGATAAGATCAAAAATAAACTAAAGACTTACTTTAAACAAAGTGATGAGTTCGCTGACTACAACTTCGAGGCTAGTGGTCTATCCAACATTCTTGATGTACTCGCATACAACACTCATATTAATGGCTTGACTGCCAATATGGCAATCAACGAATCGTTTCTGTCGACTGCCCAGTTACGATCTTCTGTACTACAACATGCTGAAGCGCTTGGATATTATCCAAAGTCGTCTACCGCTCCAACTGCATACTTGAATGTAACTGTTGAAGCTCCGAGTGGACCGAGCAGAGTCGTAATGCCAGAATACACACAATTCAGAGCAGACGTTGATGAAATATCGTACATATTCCGAACAGTCAATAACGTATCAGCTCCAAAGGTTGATGGTACGTATACGTTCGACGTTGAGGTTAAGCAGGGTGAGCCAAAAGCAAGAACCTTCGTAGTAGGCGCAGATGACGATGATCAAGTATTTGTTATTCCAGACGAGAACTTAGACAGCTCAACGGTAGTGGTCAAAGTGTTTGACAATTTCAATACCGTAAACTACACTCCTTACGTTAATATCGACAAAGCATTAACAGTCAACGAAACCTCAACTGTATACATGTTACGCGAAGTTGCTAATGGTCATTATGAGCTATTCTTTGGTGATGGTAATGTGTTAGGTAGAGCTCCAGTAGCAGGAAATAAAATCCGAGTTGAGTATTTGTCGACTAAAGGAGCTGCGGCTAATACTGCCTCAATCTTCCTAGGAAGCCTATTATCGATCAATGGGGTCGAATATCCTATTATAGTTAACTCGGTAATAGAGGCAGCTGGAGGGTCTAGTAAGGAGTCTACCACATCGATCAAGCGGAATGCTCCTGCGCTTCATGCTACACAAAAAAGATTAGTTACTGCGCAGGATTATGAAACTCTGATTAAGTCAACGTTCTCACAATACTTAGATGATGTTGTTGCTTGGGGTGGACAGGATAACGATCCGCCAAAATACGGATCGGTATACGTATCGTTAAAGTTCAAGCAAGGGTTGAGTGATTTAGCTCAGCAGGAAGTCAAGCAGATTATTAATGACCAGCTAACATCCAATATATCGATCATGTCTATTGATACCGAGTTTGTTGATCCTAACGAATCTTTCCTTGAGCTGGACGTCCACTTTAACATAGATCCTTCCAAGACAAGTACAACAGCACAATCCCTAGAGGTTAATGTTAGTCAATTGGTCCAAGATTACTTCGTGGATAACTTAAATACATTCAACACTACATTTAGACGCTCTAGATTGCTATCACGCATCGACGATTTTTCCCAAGCCATCCTTAACTCTAGAGTTGATGTTAAGATACAGCAACGTCTTGAAGATATGATTGTTGGTATAGAGCGAGATTATGTATTAAATTATCCAGTAATGCTGGCTTCACCAGACAAAGATAATCATATTATCACTACGTCTACCTTTAGAAGTAATGACCAGCTAGTGTTAATTAAAAACGAACTTGGCTCTAATAGATTGCAACTATTTAATACATCCAATACCCCGATCTTGAACAACATAGGGTATTATGATGGGGCGACAGGAACTGTTTACATTAATGCTCTTAATATACAAGAGAGCACCCTGCTGAAGGTTAGCGCTATCCCAGCTAACCCAAGCACTATTTCGCCACCAAGAAATTTCATTGTATCGTTAGACTCTAATACTCTCAACGTTAATGGTAAGAGAGAGGATGTATAATGGCTGTGTTTAGAAATAATACAAGGCGACTTTCGACCAAGTTTCATCGCAGTATTGTTTCTCATATATTGCCTGAATTTTATGCTCAAGAGTACCCATCGTTAATTTCGTTCCTAGAAACTTACTACGAGTACACTGGTGAGGAATCTGTATCATTCGATGAGACCATTCGTAGTCTATTCGACATTCGAGACATATCATCTACCTCTGTCGAATATCTAGATTATCTTCTATATGAGATCGGCAACGGTTTAGACCATACTCAATTTGGCGCTAACCCTAGACTAATGACTAAATTGGTATGTGCATTATACCGAGCCAAAGGAACCCAGATATCAGCTGAGCAGTTCTTCAAGTCGTTCTACAAAGAAAATGTTGAGATCCAATATCCGAAGAGAAATATATTTGTACTCAATAGTACCAGTCAGATCGGACCACAGCATTTAGACTTTATACAAGACGATAAAAAATATCAGATATTCTCCATTCTTATTAAGACTGGATTATCGTTAGCTGATTATGAATCCCTATACAAGAAGTTTATACATCCAGCTGGTTGGCATCTGTCAGCTGAGGTTGTAACGCAGTCGGATGCTGATATGCAAGTTAGCGCAGGGGCTCCTAGTGATCCACTAGAAATACCTAACTATCCTATTGTTATAGGTAATGCTGTTGAGATCGATGTAGATCCAGAATATGCCTTACTTACCATGAGAGAAACTGATGTTGCAGATGCTGATATTATCATTAGCTCGGTTCCATTAATGTCAGATTATCAAGATGAATCCTTCGAGACTCTACAAGTCCTTGGATTTAATACATTAGCTGATTTGGTTGATTTGAATACCCCAGCCACACTAGATGCATTCTTAGATGCGTCGAGCGACTTAACTACCTTAGACGAAGATACCCATAATTAAAGAGAATTAAAATGGCCAGACTTATTCTTAACGCAGGGCAAGGTTCTAATGACGGAAGCGGTGATACGCTACGTGAAGCTACCCTCAAGATCAACCAAAACTTTTCCGAACTGTACGGGTTAGTATCACTGGGTGATGGCATCACGCCTGAAGCACTGTCTACTTTAATACTTGATACAGTTAATCAACAAATATCCCAACCAGGAGCAATCGATATTGCTGGTGATCCTAGTGTCACTCAATTGGGTAATCGGATAACTCAGCATGACTCTATATTGGTGCAACTGCAACAAGATGTTGTAGGTACTGATAGCGACCTTGCAATGATTGATAGCGATATTGCGGTCAACGCTTTTCAGGTAGCTCAATTAGCCGCTACTCTAGAGTTAAACGAACAACAACTTTCTGATATAGCTGCTACCGTCACCACGTTACAGAATGCTGAGACGGGTGTTAGTGATTCTGATGTCCAAGCTGCTGTTGCTGTTGCTGTTGTAGAGCTCAATGCTAGACTGGCAGCTGATAGCGATCTGCTTCAAGCGCTTACTAATAATTTCAACACTCTGTCTTCNCANGTAGTAGCCACCGACTCATCAGTAAGCACACTATCCCAAGATATCGTGGCACTTGGTGCAGCATTAGATCTAATCGATTCTGATTTCATAGTATCCGCTACCAATAGTGCAATCGCTGCTCTCACCTCGCGTATCAACCAAGACAGCGACTCACTAGTTACTTTAGCTTCTCAGGTTACTCAGCTATCATCAGATCTCAACTCGCTTGATATCGACAGCGATGTTCTACAAGCCACCGCAGATTTATTCAATAGCGTCAACACGCGTATAGATCTCGACAGCGATTCGCTAGTAGCCCTATCCCAACAAGTTACCTTATTACAAACTCAAGTCAGTAATGACATTGTTGCTGCTACTTCTAATGTAGAAAGTACGTTAACTAGCCAAATAACGGCTACGGATAGCGACGTCCAAGTATTAGCACAAGATATACTTAATCTAGAAGCTACTTTATCGGGCGATATTACATCATCAGTAGCTACTGCCCAACAAGCACTTACCACTCGGATCGATGATGATAGCGCTGCGTTACAATCATTGTCGCAACAAGTAACTCAGTTAACAACCGACTTTGAAAGCCTAGACATCTCTGGCCAGGCACAACAAGCCAATGCGTCAGC